CTACTAAGACGCTCATGGAGGTCTATTATGTTCGGAACAAATGCACTTACACTTTCAGTACCAGATACTGCAAAGTATTTGCTAGATATTCAAAAAAACAGTATTGGAATGGATGAATGGTTTAAGAGGTTTGATACTGCGTTTGAGACGCACACAAACTATCCACCATACAATCTTGTAAAAGAAGACAGCATTACTTTTAGATTGGAAATTGCTCTTGCTGGATTTAAGAGAGAAGAAATCGAAGTTACTACAGAATGGAATAAACTCTTTGTAGAAGCAAAGAAATCTGATGATGCTGGTGAGGAATACTTGCATCAGGGACTTGCCAAGAGAGCATTCACCCGCACTTGGACTTTATCTGATGATGTAGAAGTTAAGGATGTTGCCTTTGTTGATGGATTACTCACCGTCAAACTAAATAGAGTTATTCCAGAACATCAGAAGAAGAAGGTCTATGAAATCGTTTGACGAGTTCAAAACAATTGCATATAAAAATGCAATTCCTCATACCGTCTATAAAAATGGTAAGTCTAAAAAAATTGGTAAAGGAGAAGCGGTTGCTGTAAGAAGCCACTCAAGTGCTGGTGGCGATGGCGACGGCGATTGATAAATAGTATCGAGCTAACTATCGTCGCCGCAAACAGAGGGGTAACTGGCAAAATCCAGTTGACACCCCTCTTTTTTATTGCTATAATACTAAGAGGTATGGAGTAAAAATGACTATTAAACTTTTACTACTTAAGTCTGGAGAAGATTTACTCGCAGATGTTCAGGAAATGGTTGCTGGAGAAGAAGATGAAAAAAGGGTGATTGGATATCTTCTCAATAAACCTTGTACGGTAAAAATGAGAGATCCAAATCTTCTTCAAGAAGAAAGTACGGAAGAACAAAAAAAGGCATCTTTCCAAGTATCTCTTTATCCTTGGATGCCTTTGTCTGCCGATAAAGTAATTCCTGTTCCTGCAGATTGGGTTGTAACTATTGTAGAACCTATTGCCAAACTTACTGAAATGTACATTGAGGATGTAATCAATTATGGAAAAGATAATCAAAGTGATAGTACTGGTAAATCAACAGATTTTAATCAGTCAGATTGAAGAAATTGGTGCTGATATTGGAGAGCCTGATTGTAAATTAATCAATCCCTTTATAATTAAAGAACAAAATACTTTAGAACCTTTCTTGTTAGGCATAACAAAACAAGATGACTTTATGATGAGCTCTGACAAGATTCTTACTCTTGCAGATCCAACCCCCACTCTTCTTGAGAAATATGAGGACTTGATTAAGGAATGAGATTTTACACTAATGTTCAGTTGATTGGAAATCAGTTTTTAGTTCGTGGTTATGAAAATGGTAAAAGTTTTGAAACAAGAGATGAGTTTATTCCCACACTCTTTATAAAATCTAAAAAAGAATCCAAATATCAGACATTAAGTGGAGAGTATGTAGAACCTATTCAACCAGGACATGTTCGTGATTGTAGAGAGTTTTATAAGAAGTATGATGCCGTAGATGGATTTGAAATCTATGGAAATGATAGGTACATCTATCAATATATTTCTGAAAAGTATCCAGAGGATGAAATCAAGTTTGATATTAGCAAAATCAAGCTTGTAACTCTGGATATTGAGGTTGCATCGGAACAAGGATTCCCTGATGTAGAATCTTGTGTTGAGGAAATTCTTGCAATTACTATTCAGGATTATACAACCAAAAAGATTATTACTTGGGGCGTTAAACCTTTCAATAATGTTCGTAAGGATGTAACATATCATCTCTGTGCATCCGAACATGCACTGCTGAATTCCTTCATCAACTATTGGATGCAAAATACGCCAGAAGTTGTTACTGGTTGGAATCTGGAGTTGTATGATATTCCTTATATTGCCAAGCGTCTTAATCGTGTTCTTGGTGAGAAGTTGATGAAGCGTCTTTCTCTTTGGGGACTTGTGACGGAAGGAGAGACTTACATCAATGGACGTAAGCACACCACATTTGATATTGGTGGTGTAACTCAACTTGATTACTTAAACCTTTATAAGAAGTTTACTTATAAAGCACAGGAATCATATCGTCTAGATTATATTGCTGAGGTGGAACTTGGGCAGAAGAAACTGGATCACTCTGAGTTTGATACATTCAAAGATTTCTATACCAAAGGTTGGCAAAAATTTATTGAGTATAACATCGTTGACGTAGAACTTGTTGACCGCCTGGAAGACAAAATGAAGTTGATTGAACTTGCACTTACGATGGCTTATGATGCCAAAGTAAATTATGTTGATGTGTTCTATCAGGTTCGTATGTGGGATACAATCATTTACAATTATCTCAAGAAACGTAATATTGTCATTCCTCCAAAGAATAATTCGCAAAAGAACGAGAAGTATGCTGGTGCATATGTAAAGGAACCCATTCCTGGCAAGTATGATTGGGTGGTGAACTTTGACCTTAACTCACTGTATCCCCACCTGATTATGCAATACAATATTTCGCCAGAAACTTTGGTGGATGATCGACATCCTACTGCAACCGTTGATAAAATTCTCAATCAAGAACTTAACTTTGACGGATACAAGGACTATGCCGTTTGTGCAAATGGTGCAATGTTCCGTAAAGATGTTCGGGGAATGCTTCCTGAACTTATGGAGAAGATGTATAATGAGCGAGTTATCTTCAAAAAGAAGATGATTGAGGCAAAGAAAGCATATGAGAAGAAGAAATCTAAAGAGTTGGAAAAAGAAATTGCCCGGTGCAATAACATCCAAATGGCAAAGAAGATTTCTCTTAACTCTGCTTATGGTGCTATCGGCAATCAGTACTTCCGTTATTATAAATTAGAAAATGCTGAGGCAATCACTCTTTCGGGACAGGTCTCTATTCGTTGGATTGAGGCTAAGATGAATGCCTATATTAATAAACTTCTTAAAACAGAGGATGTAGATTATGTTATTGCTTCTGATACCGATTCCATTTATCTTAATATGGGTCCTGTGGTTGAAACTGTATTCAAGGGAAGAGAGAAAACTACTGAAAGCATTGTCTCGTTCCTTGATAAGGTCGCTTCGTTGGAACTTGAGAAGTATATTGAAGGTGCTTACCAAGAACTGGCAGACTATGTGAATGCCTATGATCAGAAGATGCAGATGAAGCGGGAGAATATTGCCGACCGTGGAATCTGGACTGCCAAGAAGCGTTATATTCTGAACGTATGGAACAGTGAAGGTGTGGCATATACAGAACCCAAACTTAAGATGATGGGTATTGAGGCTGTTAAATCTTCTACTCCTGCTCCTTGCCGTCAGATGATTAAGGATGGATTGAAGATTATGATGAGTGGAACTGAAGAAGAAGTTATTGATTATATTGATAAGTGCCGTGCTAAGTTCAAAAAACTTTCACCAGAACAAATTTCATTCCCTCGTTCTGTGTCTGATGTGAACAAGTATCAATCTTCTTCAACCATTTATACCAAGGGAACACCCATTCACGTCCGTGGAGCACTTCTCTTTAATCATTATGTCAAGGAAGCAAAACTAACGAATAAATATTCACTTATTCAGAATGGCGAAAAGATTAAGTTTGTCTACTTGAAAAAACCGAATACTATTCACGAGAATATTATCTCATTCATTCAAGAGTTTCCTAAAGAACTTAATCTTGACAAATTTATTGACTATGAATTACAATTTGAAAAAGCATTTCTAGAACCACTCAAATCAATTCTTGATGCTATTGGGTGGAATGTAGAAAAAACAGTAAACCTTGAATTATTTTTCTCTTAATGGAATTACCAATCACTGACAAAGAACTGGATACAATTATTAGTGCTCTTGGTGTGGGAGGTGATGCTGCACTTTATAAAAAACTTAAAACTGTAAAGGAAGTCAGGAATACAAATCCTGATTATTATAAAAAAATCTTACGCGAAGAATACGGGATGGTAATTTGATGGATTTTCTTAAAGATATTGTAAAAGAAATTGGCGATGACTACACAGAGTTGGCATCAGACATTGATGAGACTGAAACTTATGTGGACACGGGTTCATACATCTTTAATGCTCTTGTCAGTGGGAGTATCTTTGGTGGTGTATCTGGTAACAAGATTACTGCAATCGCAGGTGAAAGTTCTACGGGAAAGACTTTTTTCAGTCTGGCTGTCGTTAAGAATTTTCTTGATAGTAATCCTGATGGATATTGTCTCTATTTTGATACTGAAGCAGCAATCACTAAATCACTTCTAGAAAGTCGTGGTGTTGATACGAAACGTCTTGTTGTTGTCAGAGTAGTTACAATTGAAGACTTTAGAAATAAGGCACTGAAAGCAGTAGATATATATCTTAAGTCACCAGTGGATGATCGCAAACCTTGTATGTTTGTATTAGATTCTCTGGGTATGCTTTCTACTGATAAAGAGATTACTGATGCCCTAAATGAAAAGCAAGTCCGAGATATGACCAAATCTCAACTTGTGAAAGGTGCATTCCGAATGCTTACACTTAAACTTGGTCAAGCAAAAATTCCAATGATTGTAACCAATCATACCTACGATGTCATCGGTTC